CGCATGTATTCGAGAAGTATCAGCAATGTTCCAGATATGAATAGGGCTTCCCATGCACTCAGGGTCTTTTACTAAGCTCGTACTTGGAAGGGTTCCGTCTTCATTACGGTAATACATACCTAGCTTGGTAGAACGAGTACCGGAAAACCCATCCCCAAACACTTCGGTGCTTCCAGGCTGAGCGTTATTTTGGAATTGTGTGTTATTGTTATTTCCCTTACCTGCTGCAGTATAGATAGCGCCTTGTCCGTCGTTGTCGTCATAAGAACCAACCGTGTTGGTTATGATGTCATCTTGAATCCTTCCCACGCGTCTTCCACTTCGAACATTCCTTGTAGACCCACCATCTGGGTTTCCATCATCCAGGTCTCCAGCGAGTACAGATGCTGCTGGTGGGATTTCATCTGCGAGATACCCAGGACCAGTCGGAGGGTCTGTGGGACCATCGTCTCCCCCACCGACATCTTCAAGGTACTCACACCCGCTGCCATCCCAGTTAAAGAAGGCTCCGGAAAGAGTTCCTGGTTGGCAGAACATTTGAAAGTTAATTAAATTTAAATCTAAGTTACTTCCGCCAACCGCTCTTGCTACCATGCCTCCTGTGGTTCCATTTCCATGACGGTCCGATGGGTCGGTCGCCTCGTTATCAAGCAAATACCGTACAGTCGGGTTAAGAGCAGCAGCAAAATCGCACGCAGGTCCGTTCTCAAAAACTAAACCGCTAACAAAAGCATTCGGGTAAAACTTCGCGTATCCTCCTGAGGTAGAAAGGGCGAATTGATTGTTTTGGTCTCCTAAGTAGGTGTCCGCGTATCCGGTGGCTAAAACATCAACAGAGTCCAGGACTTCGCTTCCTGCGCTATCTCCAACAACTTTACCTCCAAGCGCATACATTCTAATGTTAGATTGTTTGTTCGCTACCATACATGAACGCGTGGAGTGTAACTCGAGCGAAGTATGATTACTTGAAGTGTCTGTACCTCCGGTAGGGTCAATTAGATTGTACCCAGATACGTCTAGAATATTATCTGTACCTACTAAGGTAGGAGGATTTACTGAGAAGTTGGAGTTATTTTCAGCCAGTACGGGAATACCGAATCGGGACATTTTGGTTGGTCCGGTCATCTCCACATTAGAGTTATCAGTACCTAGAACACCAGCAGCTAACCAACTTCTAAATTGCCTTGCTTGAGTGTTTACAGGAAAGTAACTCATAGTAGTTGCGCACCCTGAAGTTCCTCTAAAGATTAGATTGGAACCATTAGATGCAACAGCAACCTTTCCTTTGCCTGTGTCTGTAGAAGACGTGAGGTAGTTTACATTCACTAGCTCGGCATCAGAGTTGTTAGTGACCACCATTCCCGGAAGATTATTTTGTCGGTATGGAGTCGCGCCAAAGTGGGTCATAGGGGTGTAGAATACAGACGTGCCAATATCAAAATTACTAGAGTTCGTGCTAATCCAGTTAGCTCCACCCCATCTTCCATAAAATGCAGGGATGTTATTCATCCTCTGTGGAGATATCGCAGACGATTTAGTAATTAAAAGATTTTGGTTGTTGTCACTGCAGTGAAATTGAGCGCGGTTTCTTATTCGAAGAGCTGCGTTGGCGGCTGAGTTGTTGAGAGCTGTATTCGTGTAGATTATCCCGTCATAGCTGTCAAGCTTTCTAAAGTTGCTGCCGGTGTCATCGATAATCTCGTCTACGCCCCAGCCATACGTTATTTGGGACCCTTGGGAATGAATACCATATCCACCGTTATGATTACAGGTAAATTGAGGTAATCTTACTTGGGAGCGCAGGGCTCTAATACCATCCTCTTGGTTGAGGTAACTGTTAACTCGTCCGTAAAACTCTACGTCACTCCCCTCTAAGTGCAAACCTGATTCGTTGCAGTCGGCGAAGTTAAGGATAGTAGTCATTACATCTCCTCCAGCTCCCGAGCAGTATAGTAAAGAAACTCCTGCACTGTTTGTGGCATCGAGTCCTAATGTTTGTGAGCCTCCGTTCGGAACCCCCGACACAACGGTAGAATAGATACCTCCGCGCATCGTACTATTTCGCAATTCCATACCTCTCTTGCTTTTACCAAACCAATTCAAATACTTACGGCTATCATGGTAATACGTCGAATCCCAAAGCATATCTGTGTTCACAGCTAAAACGCCGGTACCATCTTGTTTTCGGTCCGCTACGAGTTTGCCTGTTTTGGTATAGTTTCTCCATGCCATAAAGTGCCCAGTAAGTCTCAGTCGAGAATTTTTGAAGAAGTAGCCTTGCGCAGAGTTGCGGATTGATGCGGTATTATCTAAAATTACATCGCTACTTTCGATGTTCCACCCAGTCTCCGTAGTATGGATACATCCCGCGGCGTCATTATCAGATAATTGGTTTGAACCGTCTTGAAGAATATTTCTAAAAATAATCGTTCCTTGGCAATCCTTAACATTAATACTTGAAAACCAGTTACCGAAACCAGCTAACGTGCTTTGTCCACGAGTGAGTTGGCTTTCTCGCTTCGTTACCATAAAAGGGAAATCTCCTGGTACCGCGGGAAGGCGGTCTTCTGCAGTTCCCGACCCGAAGACAGGGTTAGCGTCACCCGTTGGAATAGTATAATCTACTGACGATGTATAAGCGGGCAATCCGAAACCGCCCTGGGTGAAGGTACCACCAGCGAACGCTCCTAAATCGTTTCCACTAAAAATAGATACTGTCAGGTTATTCGCCTGTCTGTCAGTGTCAGGACCCTGCATAGTAAAGGTACGTGCATTAGAATTCCAACTAGCTTGGTTTCCGTATACGAGTTCCGTGCGAGTAGAAGAAACTCCCAACATCATTGCAGATGCAGGAATTGAGATGGAGCTGGCTAAGGTTGGTGCGTCGCCCGCAGGGCTAGTCACCGCGTTAACAGTGTTGCTGGCAGAGGCGTTTATATCCTCAAAGTAGGTTTGGTTTCTAAACTCCAGACTTCCATACCCTTCACAAGTAATATTAGCTACATCTAATTCGCCAAGTGCGCCATAGGTACATAACTCCACAAGAACCGGAAACTTAAGACGTTTAGGTATTCGTTCTACAATATCATCTATGTTATCATAGATTCCCAAAGCTTCGTCGAAACTTCCTAGGGAAGATAATGTGAATGTCATGCCTGCAGGGTTTCCTCCAGGGAATCCAGCTTGGCTCCATAAAGTGTTACCTCTTTCCTCTAAAACCCATAATGGGATGTTATCTTGTTCCCAATTATAAAAGGAGCTAGGGTCATACTTAGGTACTCCCTCGCTGAAATTTAGAGGAGAGAGTGCGTCTCCACCTGAGCTTGTAATATCTTTAAAACTTACCATTAGAATTCGATTGTCCACCTGAATACAAGTATAAAGGCGTCAGTTTTATATACTGGTTTAAAATACCTGTAGGCACATAAAAGAGAGCCTTCGGTCGCTTGTTGGTATGGGTTCTTGCTGTATAACCCAATTTCGTTTAGAGCTTCTGCGCTTCCCGGTCCGAACGGTGTTTCTCCGACATTAGCGGTCTGTTCATCTAACACAATTTGCCACATACATTTCGTATCGGTTACTCGCTTGATGTATGCATAAGGGATGGTTCCGAAAGCATCGTCTGTATTGGCTGTCCCGTCAATAATCGTATTATGTACAGATACTCCTAAATTGCCAGAACCATATTGGGTCTGGGTAAGAGCCGCGGACAAATCCCCTGTTGTAGATAATTGGAGGCTATCTCCGTATGACGTCGCGGTATCACTGCCCGATACACCTACTTTAAAGTATGGTATTTGAAAATTTTCTACGTTTGAGTCACCGGCAGCATCAAACATCTCAGCTAACGTCGCGCCCATTCCACTACAAATAACATTTTTGTCTTCCCAGTGCAATTCTTTAGACCCGTCAGAGAAATGTTTCCATATCTCTAAGTGTCCGTTAATATCTTTATTTAATTCAGAAAATTTCATTTTTTATTTAAGAAAGTCTATATCCCATATTATAGTAAGCCAATCAGTATTTTGGTAATCAATATGTAGTCCAGGAGCAAAAGTTACTTTTTTGTTAGTTAACCTAAACACAGGATTGCGGGAAGGGTCAGCTACATTATATAGTGCCACTCTACTTCCTTGCGTATATGTCTCATCAGTCGAGCTTACCATTAAAGAAGTTCCTAATTTTTCGTAAGTTTTTTTGTAATCGAAAGTGTTTAAACCTAAGGCTCCGATACCTCCCATGTAATAGTCTAAGAACTTCCAATCGTCTTTATGTATTTTAAGAGCATACCGCACTACTTTTGGTTTGTGGGTCCATCCTGCATAAGGTGCAGTTACATAGGAGGAGGTGATAAAACCTGCACTAGCATCTAACTCATCTGTAACGGAATGTGGGTGTTGGTAAATATACCCATCACTATTCAAAACTCCCATGGTGTTCAAAGTTCCCGATAAAACTCCAGAAGAATTATATGTCCCAAAAGTACTAGAGCCGAAGAATAGTCCTGCTGACGGTAAGTAGGCTCCCATAGCCACCGCTTCTTCCATGGTTACCTCTCCTGTTTTGGAAGGAGCCATGGGATTGCCGATACATTGAATAGAGCTGTAAGTAGAGCCAGCTGTCCCGCCAGTTCCCCCGGAAAAATCAAAGTACTGTATTCGATTTAAGAATTGTCCCAGTTCGCCCGGCGTACCCGGTCTTCCTTTTGATTGAAGGGTCTCATCCATTGGGGTAGGGAATTCAGGAAACAAGAACGTATCTCCGGAAACTCGGTACTGTTCGTATAATAAAGTATCGTACCGATTAGCCTCTATGGTTCTATACACTCGGAAATCTTTAACAACAATATCATTTCTAGAAGTAGAATCAGGAACTAAACGTAGCGTTGCAATAATTTTTGTATTAGGTCCAAAGGTTGGTGCTTGAAGCTCAGGGGATGCTATCTTTGTCCATTGAGTTACATCTTGATAAGAGGAAACTCCTAAAGTATCTCCTCCTGCTCCTCCAATCCCTACCTCTTTAACTGAGTAAGCTTTTTCTCTGCGCTCAGCACCAGGAACCCAAACACTTGCATTAAAATCATAATGATAGCTGGTGCCTTGGTATTGGGTCTCAGCGCTAATATACGCGGTTATATTTCCTCCAGTAGAGTAGGTGATAGCGGTGTCGAATCCGAAAGCGAAGGAATCGCCTCCTTGCAAATCGTAATCAGCTAACATGAAACTACGGACCGCCCACGGGTAACGAGGAACATCGTTCTTGACGTTTTTAAACTCAATGGAAGGGGTCTTTCCGTCTGGCGTTGGTTCTCCTCTATAGTTACGAGGTTGGAATGCCGGTGGGTAAGTGGGCGCTACGGACCCTATTGCAATGGTTGACGGGTCAAACACATTCGTTAATGTGCTGTAATATTTAAAGACAGTGGCGTTATCAAATTCATCGTAATGGGAATTTCCATAAAACTCACTTGTGAAGACAGAGCTATCCCTGACCCATCTGTCCGCTCCATCCGCGGCAATCAATGAAGCATCTGTAAGGCTTACATCAGTCAACATGAACTCCCCCCCAGATGTATTGATAATGTTTATTTGGTATTCGGTATCTTCATCCAACCCGTAGAAGCACATATTAGATATATTGGTTTCTGGTGTGCAGAGAAAATTCCGTGTAGCTGTTTCAGCGGAAAGGTATCCCTCAAAAGAAGCAGCGTCGTAAGCGGTCGCCCAAGCGCCCGTATCCCATTGGTAATATAAATCTTTCCAAATGTCTACATTAGGTTCTTCTCCGTCGCCCAGAAGTTTAATATTTTTAACTAGAGTGCTGCCTTCAGTTGAGTTGGGTCCAAAAAGACCAGCCGTAATTTTGTAAGTGCCTAACAGCCCGTTTGAATCTGGGCTTGGGTCAGATGTAGGGGTTAGATTAATACTTTGAAAAGGTATTGGGTGCGGGTATTCAAAAGACGTATAGTCTTTGGAATTAACTGTTTTCGGTAACTCTAAAAAGTAGGCTCCCGAAGTGCTAGACCTGTAAGATGGTAGGGTGGTTGTAATATTATCCCATCCACCAGATTCCCAATTAAAGAAGGCGTTAGGTGCACTACTCAACACAAAATACGAGCCCTCGTTATGGGAATTAAAAACATCCATAGAAAGATAATAAGGGCTCTCATTTCCTCGGGAGTCCTCAAACACATTATTACTTCCATCACTCATTGAGGAGCATCCTAGTAAAACGCCCCAATCCGTCGGCTTAGTTGAAGAGTCTGCTAAAGTTTTTTGGAAGTTTGGGAATATTCTTCTAAACGATTGTCCGTCATTAGAGTAAGGGTTTAGATGTGATACAGGGTAAGTGGTTGAAACCACCCCTGTATTATACTGAGCAAGTATATTATTTTTTCCAGGGGTTCTTACTTTCCCTCTAGTTCTAATTGAAGCCTTGAATGCGTCCCCGGACACAGTAGTGCCGTCCTTGAAAGCTCCTTTTAAGGCTAACCGATAACTTTTAGTCGGTGCTAAACCATGAAAGTTCTGGACAATCTGATTCTTGTATTGGTCTTTTGTATTGTTTACTGCCTGAAGATACCCTGCACTCCAACCGTAGCTTTGAGTATATGGACCACTAAAGGATAACCCTGAGTAGTTGAGTCCGGACGCCATTTGCGCATAAGTGTTGGAACTTAAACCCCACGCAGCAACACCACTTTGGTCATATATGTAAGTCCTCCAACCTTCTAACTCGCCGAAGCTAAAATCTTTTATAGCGTAGTTGCAGAATCCGCGGGCGTCAGTGCGCCCCGAAGCTTTTATGCTTAAAGTGTAAGCATCTCTGTTTGCATCAGCGGGTAACAAAACAGGAACGGCTACATTAAACCAAGTGTCTTTAGCAGAGTATGGTATGATAAGAGGGATGTCTAAAGGCTCAAACTTATTGGATGTTTGTGTATTTGAGTTGGCACTAAAAGAATAGAGATATCCATCGGAATTTCTTAACAAGGAAATTTGAAGATGACCGGAGCCGGCGGCAGTACCAGCTCCCGAAACCATAGTATCAAATGAAAGTAAAAAAGTAGGGTTGTTGTCTGCCTGACCATTCGCTTCATTTAAATTTGTAGGGGTGTTAGAGAGGAGATTGGGGAATGCAAAATTATTTCTAACGTCGTCACCCAGCCCGAAAGCTTGGGATAAGGAAACAGCGCCACTAAAATCTCCAATGTTTGTTCCGGATGTATGCATTATAACTCCATCACTCATTGAGGAAAAGACAGTGTTAGCTAACTGGGAGGTGGAAGCGGGCTTAACGTACCCAACGACATCCTGTAACTCTTCGGACGCAGGGTCGGCGGACCCCAAAATAGGGTTAACGATTGCCCATCCAGCTATATTCCTGTACCCAAGAGAATTACATAGTCCGGGTTTTTGGGCTTCTTGCTCTGTTAGAGGAGCGGAATACCTAAAATCATTATTGACCATCCTGCTCTGATGAGTTAGGAAATTTGGGTTCTTAAGAATTTGATGTGATGCGTCACAAATTTCGATTCTGGCGATATCCACATATGGATTTTGCTGCTCAGTATCCCATGGGCGGAAATTAACATCTATAAAGGATTTGGAGGGGAATACAAACTCTGCGAAATACTCGTTGTTTTCTTCGAATGCTTGGTCTACTTCGTTACCCTTCAACGTGAAATTAAATTCATTTACGTCAAACGTGTCTGTTAATAGAATAGAAGTTTGTGTGTTAGCTTTTAAGTTTGTTTTTGTAACAAATGTCCTTGTAGTGAAATCGTAGTATTCAAAAGGAATTCCATTCCTACCCCGGGCAATCCTAAAATCGAAGGTAGCTTCATAAGCCTTTCCGTTGGTGTATAAGTAATAACTGTCGCCCAGACTCAAAGGAACTTGCTGGCGAATGGTTACGGCTTGTTGTCCTTTCACAAGCTCAAATCGTGTGACGGGTTGAGTGCTTCTCCCAAAGCCTTCTGCTCTTACAGAGATTGGGTTGGGGAGAGGGTCTTCCTTATAAAGCACTTCCCAGTTTCCCGCGGAATTAAAGGCTCGATTACGACCCACTAGTTGAGGAGACTTCAGAATATTTGCGTCTACTGTGCTGTCGTATTTCCAAGAGTTGTATCCAATCCCGGAATAACAATCGTACATTTCAAAATAATCGTCCGGCTTTAAAGGAAGTTGTTGGTAGTTGTAAGAAGAATACTCCATAGCACTATACCAAAATCTACTGTCCCTTTTGTCGTAGTACCCTTTCGCGCTTCCTAAACTCATCGCTTGAATTTGATAACTTGAGACAGAGCTTACCCCTGGCTCCAAGTACTGTACTTCTCCAGGGACTGAGCTAGGGTCTGGCATGTACGTCATAACATCTGCTATTGCTCGGCGTACCCCATCCACTGCCATATTCTCTTCTTGGAATATGACCTTCTGGCTATTGCCATAGTTTTGAATTATTTGTATGTTACCTTTCATTATCTACAAAGCCGTATACGCCGTCTGTTGCGGAGTGGCTACCACCCCAGTATTGGAGGTACTCATTTCGAGAGCCTCCATGTGTTAGGTAGGTGCCCGATGAGTCTTGTGCGTCTCGTGACGATTTAGTGTTGTTTAAATCGTCGAAGAATTCGAAAACATCTCTAAAATCTTTTCTTGTATAATCCGCAGCATAAATATTATAGTTTTTATTTATTAAGTTTGTGTCTAATAATGTGACACCATTATTTAACCCAGTATTAGTAGGTTTTCCAATTTCTATGTAATAAACCGAATTGGAATCGTGAACTGGTCCTGCTGAAGTGAAGTATCCGTTGAGAGGTCCGTCTAACGCAAAGTATCTTAGTGGAGTCCGGGAGTTAAACGTATTGAACTCTAAACCAAACTCTTGTCCTTTGGCAGTCGTAGAGGTGACGTCCAGAGCTTTCCACATTTCGTTTCTCTCCGTAGTAGCAGTGTCATCCCAACTCTTAGTACTCCAGTTATACGCCCAAGATTTTGCAACTTTATTCCACCCATTGCCAACAAATGGTTTTTGTTCAACTACAACGCGAACCTGTAATCTTTCGTTTACCCCACTCAACCCTTGATTGATATTGGCTACGCGGGCGCGAACGCCCAACTTGTACTCTTGTTCAGCGAACAATTTATTTCCATCACCCCCATAAAAAGATTTTGTGGTTTGTAAAGGTCCTTTGAAATGAGTTCTAATATCTCGAACCCCAATAGTGTGTACTGCTGTGTTGGTCGCGTTAATAGGGAGAGTCCATAACTGGTAGCTGTCTCCTTTTTCGAAAGTGTAATCTGTGGTGAAGTCAGTAGTGTATTCTTTCCAAGTTTCTGTTTCTTGTGCTGCAGAGGTAAGAGGGTTTGTACCACTCGCTAAACCGAATACGGCATTGCCAGACAAAGCAACTGTGTTAGAAGCCCACGACGTTCCGTTCCAATGTTTTCCTTTGGTCACATTAAATAAAGCGCCTACGATAGAGGGGGCTCCTGTGCTGAAGGTAGATGACGCCTCTAGCGTAATACTGTAACGGGTATTGGGTTCAAGGTCACGTAAATTTTTAGGGGTTTGTCTGTCCGTGGTCTCCACTACTGTTACTAATGCAGGGTTGTCTTGGTTTCCTAAAGGTTTAGTACCTGCGCTATTTATATTTCCCCGACCTTTACAGGACAGGTAAACAGCAGGCAAAGCGCTTGTGCCCGGAGTCTCCATTAAGAGTGCTTGACGTCCAGCCGCAATAGTTCTGTTTCCATCGTACTGAGCTATGTTAGGTGCTCTGAACTTATCTACCAGGCGCCATCCCGCGATAGAGGACAAGGCTGCGTTTTGCAGAGCGTCATCCAAAGGAGGAAACTTGAACTGCCCGTTATAAGAGTAATTCATATTTCCGTTCAAAGGGAATCTAACCCTCATCCCTTCTCGTACATTATCCGTGTTATGCCTTTGAATTAAAGTTAACCCGTTAGGTTTAATATTATCAACATTGTAACTTTCGTTTTCAGGAGCGTTCCATACAGCTATGCTGTTTACAGCAGGGCACACCATTTCGATTCCTGAAAGGAGTGTGCCGTTGGAAAAAACAATTTGGTTAGGGGCTTCGAAAACATCCAGAGGATGGAAATAGGTTCCATAGGCTCCAGCTTGAAGGATTCCTTCGGACAAATCTTTTCCATTCCCATCAGAAGTATGTAAATGGAAATCTTCTCCGATTGCTTGCGTAGCTACCACCGAACTCCAATCATAGTTTAGAGAGGAGATACTTGCGCTTCTTTGGTTTAGAGCTATAGCAGACATATTAGAAATAACCCCTCCCTTTATAGAAAAATTATTATTAAATAACCCAGGACCAAATACGTGTGCTAGGATGTTGAACCCTCCTGCGTAGTCTTGTCGGGGTTGTAATGTAGCACCCGGGACAACATTTAAAAGTTGTCGGCTAAACTTAGTATTATACTCTTGGTAGAGGGCAATTATCTCACGACCAAATTTAAAATTTTGAAAACTAGCGTTGGAAAAATCTAACCAACGAGAATCGGATTTACTTCTTGTTACAAATATCTGCGTAAGCGCGCGCAAAATCTGGGACCCGAATACATCCCTATACTGATTCCAGCTTGATGCGTTAGTATTGTAATCCGATACGGCTCTAACAGGGAAGTTGGACGACCCAGCAAATTCGAAGAATGGTGTGGCTGACGTATTGTATTGAGAATACACAGAGGATAGGCTTCCACTAGTACTTACATATTGTTGTGCTGAGAAATCGAATCCTTTAGGGACAAAGCCAGGTATTTCTAAGCTTCGTTCGGTATTGGTTCCGGTTAAAAAGTAATCAGTAGGACCAGGTTGGTTTAGTCCCTCTCTATTTTGTGCCCACCCAATAAACTTATATTTTAAATTTTTTCTTCGACCTGCGGTTCGTGGAAGGTCTGTAAGGGCTTTTAATGCACTCGGTCCGGTAATAGTTCCTCCACTCCAAAAATACCCATCGCTTAACAAGGTAGCCGAAGGTATCCAGCGAGCTTGCTTAGGGTTGTATACACTAGGAGAGATGCCTACACTTGAGAAATATCCGTGGTCTGGGGCTTGGGTTCCAGGGAATCCGTCATACGCGTACGAACTGTTAAACTGGTCGGCGTCTGACTGTATCGTGTTAATGATTTGCAGGTCGTTAGTACCAGACCAAGCGCTTGTCGGGTCATCATCTCCAGGAGCATTGTGGCGTCCTCCATAATTTTCATCAATCCCCGAGCCAACAAATATTTTGTTTAATGCATGGAAGGGAGCAAACTGTCTAAAAATATCAATAATAGTAGGGATGCCTTTTCTCCCTAACTTTGTTTTGGTTACATCTAAGTAATCATCCCGGGTAAAATCAATAGAGGAAAGATTAAATTTGGAATGCACTTCCGAAGATTTGGCGTTCCAGTAATCGAATACTGACATACCATCGATGTTACCTTCCCTGATTATTGTCCCGTAATTGTAAGGGAGGTTGAGCGATGAGCTCATAAACTTAAAACTGTTATTATCTCCAAACCCAGGCTCTAAGAAACCGTTCTGGTTCTTTATTCCTATTGAACTAACGATGTACTCCGCTACTTGGTGACAACTGGACGTCTCTATTCCAAGCCCTAAGTTTTCTATTGGTCGCGACATTAAAGATGACATCGAGCGGACAAGAGGTTCCGTTAGAGTACAGTTTTGGTAAAACCTATGTTCTTCCCAAGGTGGTATTTGAAAATCATACCCACGATAAAAATATTTTCCTTTGCTTATATCTCCAGTCGAACTTACTTGTCCTGCAATATATGCAGTAGAGCTAACAGGTTCTGTTCCTATTAACAAATATGGGTCAGTTATGTTCAGGTATGTTAGAATAAAGTCTACGATATACCTAGCGTTATTATCCGGGTTGACAGGGTCATATGGTTTGGTACCTATTTTAAGTCCAGAGGAATCAAATCTTCGCTGCCACGCTTTCGCTAAGGATAAATAAGCTGCTGGGTCGGTAGCAAAATTAGTCTCGGTCTTAATAGTATAATAAATTAAGTTAGGGAAATATGATTCCCATAGTTCTTGAAGTCCACTGGTTTCCGCGTTTACATTATAAACGGAAGAAGGGATGACCATGTTAACAGCATTCGCTAACGCTTGTCGGGTACCTTTCGATTTGTAAAGAAAAATAGCTTGTTTTAATTGGTCGCGCCATTGAGCTGGGTCGGTTGTGAAGAAGGTCCAACCTAAGTATCTTCCCAAGTATTGTAAAAATTCCTCAGGACATTCTTCGATATCCAACAAGAATTGAACGTCTCGCACCGTATTCTTTACATCATAAAAAGCGTATGCCAATGCTTTGAGCATTTTCCCCATTGGACCGGCGTTCTCCATACGAGAAACATTTAATCCTAGAAGAGAAGCGTTAACAATATCTCTAAAGTAAAGGGAGTTAGGGTCATCCTCATTTACCCATACTTTTACCAGGGTGTCCAAGGAACTAACTAACTGTCCGCCAGATGCCCAGTAATTATCTACATAAGTGGATGATGGGGCATTAAAGGGCGGGCTTATATAATTAGACCCTGCGGTTTCCCATGCTGACCCTCCGCCTTGAACATTCAAAGCAAGCCATTTTACTAAGTCGGAAACTCCTGTCTCCGTAGTAAAGTTCTGTCCGTAATACAAATCCTCGTTTAAAGAACTTAATAGGACAGAGCTAGGAGCAATAGAGTTAGCATCCGAGATTAAACCACTTGTGTTTAGAAAATACGCAAACCCCAGTTCTTCGATAAGTTTATCCTGAACCAAAGCAACAGAGCTTACCGTGTTGTCGACGATAGCCTCGTAGTTGGATGCAAAGGAGGGTGTTACTAGGTTGAGGTGGGTCTCAGGAAGAGCGCTCGTAATAAGAAACGAGCTGAAGTCTGATACGCTAGGAAAATCGTTAAATGTTTTGTTGTAAGGTCGAAGGATATGGTTTTCAAACCTTTGAGGAGACACATTCGTGAGTTTATTGAAGGGGACAAAATACGGAATCAGCGCCTGGTTTCCGCTTAAGGCAGATGCTTGGCTCGTTTCCGGGGTTGCGATAACAGAGGACAGATTACTAGCTAGGCTTAATAAACGCGCTAGTACATTGTACTGCAAATCTTCCTCCTCTCCAAAGAGGGAGTATTCCGTCTCCTCGTAGAACTCAGGGACAATACGTCGAAGCACTTCAATATAATTAGACTTGAAGTGCTGTTGGTTAGGACCTACATCGGTATTGCGAGTAGGACGGTACCCAGCGTTTTTCCTGTTGGGGTTAATAGGCATTATACGAACTCAATAGTAAATTCAAAGTTGTTTAGTTGCGCAATCTCATTGAAGTTCAAGAAGATATCAGCGGGGAGGTTGTCTATATTAAAGAACCTAATTTCAGGAACCTCTAACATAAAATTAGTAACGGATGCTATAGATAGCTTCTGTCCGAACGCCATATTATCTACATTAAAGTACTCTACCAATTTGTTAGCAGCTTTAGCTTTAATACTGTCCGCGTTGGCACGATTAGATTTATCAATAAATATAGTAGCGACAATATCTAAGGTTCTGATGACTCCGTCCGAGATTACCACCTCATCAGTTAGCATTTTATAACTTTTAAAGTAGTCTAGCATTTCCTTCTTGAACGCAATCGAAGCCCGCTCCAACTGGTTGCTTGATGCTTTCGACAGAATAAATAAATCAATTACGTTGGCAGCTGCTCCATTTTTACGTAAGGATGCCATAGCTTTAGCCGTTACCCCAGTATTTCCTACAAAGGAATTAGCTAACGCGTTGTAGTCTTCCCCTGTGACGGCGCGATACTGAGTTCTGAAGAAATAGGGGGCGTAGCGTTTCGCATGTTCTACCGTCTCAGCGGCTTGTCCTCCGGTGCCTTTCGTGGTATTAGTTATCGTAGCGTTAGCAGTAATACCACCAATCCTTACAGTTACATTCTGGTTAACGTTGCCTCGCACGATATCACCATTTACCCCTCCGCCTTGGCGATAGGTTACGATGTAAGTAGCTCCAGGGTTAGGTAGGCGTCCACGAACACCGTCACCAAACTCCAGCACTGCCCCAAATCCATCAGTGTATTGTTTTTGGAAGACAGGGTCGCCGCCTCCAGACGCAACAAACAAATTCGATATTTCGTTATAGTAGATTCCCTCGCTAGAGGAAACTCCGATACTGCCTTCAATGATTGGACCATCTTGAATGGTTATCGTTTGGCGGCTATCAGCCGCATTAAATTGACCCGATTTAACTTGTAGGGAGCCCTCTAAAAGAAGAAGTGAGTCGTTGACTCTGGCCGTAAAATCCGAGTTCGGAATCGATAAGTCTTGAGTGAACAAATCTAATTCTCCATTGGTTTGTTGTTGGCAAATGGTGTAGGTTAAAGGAGTACCGCTTCTTTGGTTAACGATATTAATCCTTCTTTGTGATTCAGAGATAATAACGTTACCGCCCATGGACAAGGCGATATTGGAGGGGAGCGTAAGTGAAGCGTTTGCGCGGGAAGCAGTAGGTCCCTTCATAGAAACCCCAATCAATTGCAAAAGTCTTTTTAAATTATTTTCGTCTTTAACGGTGTCAACATACATCTCGTTCGCAGTCATGTCTGCTCTAAGTGTTAGGACAGACCCCATGTACGCAAACATCTCTACCATCATCTGCCCTAAGTCGGACGAAGCAAAGTTGTTGTAATCTAAAGGGTAAACTGCTTTGAGATAGTTTTGTAATGCTACGCGGTAATCATCAAACCCTTTAAGATTGTAATCAATAAGATTTGATTTTCTATCATCAGGTATTTGACCTAATTTTAAAAAATCAGATTCAATAGAGCCATCAAAGCCGGATACATTGTATACGCCTTGAAAAAATTTAGAAAAGTCGGTTTGGTTTGCCATTATAGTAGAAGCTCTACAAATTCAGTGTTCAGTAAGTCATCCTTTGAGCTTAATGATAACTTGATTGTTAATTTATTGGTTTCCCAATCAGGAATTAAGTTTAAACTTTTGAGAACTACTCGTGGTTCGTACTTAGCGATAGTAGAGGTTATTTGAGCCCGTAAAGTATCCATTAACCGTGAGTCCATAGGTTCAAACATGCTGCTGCGGATGTCCGTGCCGTAGTCGGGTCGCATTACCCTTGCACCACGACGCGTCATGATTAATTGAATTACACAATCTCTTAGTGAGCCCATATTCTCATTAGCGGTTAAATAACCTCCAACCCCGTCATTTCTCATAGGAAATGCTAAGCCCAGGATTCTGTTTTTTCCTGGGACGCTTACGTATTCTAAATCAAAGTTACTCATTGTTATAATAGTATGTTTTTAAAGAAACCTTTTTGGGAATCAAAATTAAGTGTTGCCTCTGTAGTAGATAGAGGTTTTGCGTAAATCTTGAAACTACCAACATATCCGTCTAACCCACTTCGTGGTATCTGGTAACGGCTGCCGTTAGACCCTCCTGAACCATTGGAGAGAGGGGGTGTGTGTTGTCCTGTAATAAAGGTACCGTAAGAACCTAGTGATTCGGTAACAACAGTCTGACCTAATGTGGTTTCCTGGTAAGTATTATTTGTGTTGCTCCCCAGGAATCCTTGTGGGCGGTAGCTGGTACCAGCGATACTTGGCATATTATCGCTATACCCACCCCCGATTATCCAAGGAGTAAATACCGGGAACGCTACTCGTTCAGGTGTTACATACTCATCATAAATATCATTTCCTAAAAATGACTCTTTGGTAGGATTATTGTAACTAATGGTATCCGACTTGTCAGCTAAGTCTATTCGGACAGCAGTAGGTGTTTGTAGTACTTCAGGTTTAACTCCTAGAACATCTGTGATTGAAGATGTTACGAGATGTTTCCCGTCTAACATAATTCTAGTTTCATTATTAGGGTAATCAAATGAGATGTTAAAGTGAACGAATGAGCCGCTGGCATCGCCGATACCAGAGCCGTCGGAGGTTCTGATTGAGCTTGTTACGTACATCCCTACCTCAGACGTCTCCGTCGGGCTAGGAGCTAAAGAAGTACCGTCCCATTTTTCTGCTATACAGGTACTGTGTCCCCAAGAAACTGTCGGGTTTTCTGTGTAGTACTGGTTCTGTGAAACTGTTGGGCTTATAATAAACTCCAACCCACTTGAAGAGGTTAAGCGTGTGGTGCCGGCTCCTTGAGGGTCTCCCTTGTCTCGCCAACCAATCATCATACCTACAGTTCGATTAGTGGACTGGTTTAAGCCAATAGTAGTTGGTCCCCCATTTTTACTTAAAATTCCTGCATTTACATAATCATTAACTACTGGTCCACTGTTTTCGTTAGATAGCACAAGTCTATATCTATGAAAGGGGGTTAAAGCATCTGTAAGTGTAGGTACGTAGGTCCAGAAATCGAAGCTAACGCCACTGGTACCATAAAAAATATTATCCAGGGGTTTGCTTCCTTTGTAAGGCGTTCCAAAGGTCTCATAACCTTTTGTTATGTTAGGTAGGCTAACATAAGACCCTTTTATACCTGACCACTGAGTGCCATATTTGGCTTCTTCATCAAAGATGGTTCCACCCATATACGCAGTACCTACTCCCGAAGGGAATACGAAGGAAGGGCTATACCCTACAAGTTTACCGTCCATTCGCGGGGAACCTTCGGCTGCATTATTTAAACCATATAAAGTTCCTGAAGGTTGTGTAACTGCTTCAGGGTCCAAGAAATTATAACATGCCACCAGCTCGTCTGACGCTATGTCATCGGTTAGGGATTTATAAGAAGGAGTAATCGAGCTGATACTTCCGGAGGATTCCCGGTGGACCCAGTCACCATACCCTATCATATCAACAGCAAGCGCGTCTGTGAAGTTTTCTGGGGTTTCTGGTGCAACTACGTACTTTGCTTGGTACGGCGCTACAACCGTGTCTAAATCCTCTGAGAAGAGGGTTATTTTTCTTTGGAGAGGTAACGGAACATCGCTGCTTTTTAAATACGAGAAGTCGTTAATAGGAACACGAGGAATCTCTTGCCATTTACCTTGTATAGCAATAACGTTTGCCGCGTCAGGAACATCAACTACCTCATTACTTACAGTGTCCCAAGCTACAGTTGCCCCACCCTCACCTTCCAAAAAAGACGTTGTCTTCATAGAGTCCGGCTGGTCATCATACTTTAACTTGTATTCAAATAATTTACCTGTAGGGGCTACGTACTCAAAAAATATACCCTCTCCTAGAGGATGGTCTCTGTCTGTTACTATAAAGGAATTTCTACCGTAAATTGCCGCAATCTCTAACTGGCGTTTTCGTTTACGAATTTTAGTATCGTAGATGGCTACGACGCTACCTAGCTGAGAATAATAAGATTGGACTACGGCATCCGTCTCAGAGTAACCATTATTTTTAATCTCCGAAATATACCCCGAAACTTCCGTTAGTTGAGCTTGTCTGTCATCAGCAAACTGTTGAAGCACATCGTCGTACTCGTAAAAATCTATTACACGTTGACTGTTTTCTCCTAAATCAGTTTCTAATGCAAAGATAGTACCTGCCTGTGTGTACCCATCTTCTTCCGTAAACTGGGCGCCTCTACCCCCTTTATTGGAATCGTAGTCAAGGGTCCACATAGTGGACGATAGGGGGTCGAGAGGTATTTGGGGAACCTCCTGGGTGCGTGAGTTGTAATAAAGACCGTCTTGAGATAATACAAACTTATTCCCGGCAGATATCGGAGGTCCATACTCCAAATCAAAGGTGGGGGATACTATATCAATCCCAGAAAGCTGTGCTGTTAAGGCTTCAATAAATAATTCGTTCTGGGCGAAAGGGGCGATGATGGTGTCTTCGACAAACTCCTTCAGGTTTTCTTGTGAAGTAGCCACCATTCGCCGGACTCCCGGTGGAAGAGTGTCCATATCTAAAGCCTTTAGATTGAGTTGGGGCTCTGGTAACTTACCGTCCGCCCGTTTTTGTAAAATGTCAGCGATTAGAGCTTGTGTTACATCAATTTGATTGATGTCCGTTTGTAGTGCAGAAGATTTCTGGTTGAGCATTGCTACAGTGGACTCTAATCTCGGGGAAGCTTGGTTTGGGGAGCTCTCGTCAAAAAAGGATTCAATCTCGGAGTTCATTTGTGTTACGTCGTCCTGTGTTGCGATTTCATCGGTCGTCCCCGGCACAAACACTGGAATGTCCTGCGGGTTTGTTAGCCCGTTGTTTAGTACGTTAGCGCCGTTAGCCCACGCTAAAGACGGGGAGGACATACCTTGTTGGGCTGCATTAGCACTCTGTTCTCCTCCTTGATTAACAGTTAATCTTCCAGCGGTAGGGGTTTTAATAATTGCTGTTCCTTGTAGCTTTGAAACTTTAGCATTAGCGGATTGTTGCTCACTTAATTTTTTATTTTTCTCAACCATAAGTGAGTTGCTTAAACCAGTTAACCCATTAGAAGGCATTAACTTTAACGATTTTTCTGTGAATGAAGACATTAGTTGTTATTATTTAGGTACGGTACCGTTAAACCAAAAAGCTGGGGCTTGTCGGTAGTAGTACTGGTTGCTGAGGTTTCCGCCGAGTGCGGAGCCGTTGTAATATATGCGAACAAAGAGTTGTTGTCCTTTCTTTAGGTTGACAGGTCCTTTGAGTAATTCCCGGTAGTCTAGTACGGCTCCTGTATTTCCAGCCGTATACGACATGTACTTACGCAATGTATAAAGTGCGGGAGGGTTATTTTCCGTCCTAACCATAATATCGTACATGTAATTTGAGGCAGATGCTCCGGTGTCTGTAAATCCACCGAAAGGATAACCACTTCTAAATGAAAGACTGTCTAGTTGAAAGTGGTTATCATCAGTTAACTCCGTAAAAGGGTCTTCTTCTAAAGTCACGCTACCTTCATATAAATCCAAAATGGTTTGGTCCGCATAACCTTGGGAGATTTGGTCAGCATTGAATTCCGGTCTTTTCGTCGCGGTGGGGGCGACTCCAAAGGTATCGTTGGTTGCTACTCTTCCATAATACCGCTCATTAGGGTCGTAATCCTCGTAGGCTATTCTGACGGTGACAACATCGTCGTCATTATAAAAGGCGTTCGATGTTGCGGATTGACCTCCCTGCCTTACTGCTTTGTGCATACGCACATTCAGCGATTCATAAGGATGAACAATAAATGGGTCAAAGTAAACTCTGTCATTAGGTACTCCCTGTGTAGTTCCAGAAAATGCGTTTAACTCCCACTCCGCATTTGTGTTAGCAGAAAAAACAATATATTCCTTAGTACTGGTGTTGTTGCCTGAAGATTTCCAACCCGTTCCGACTGTGGTTATAAAGGGAAGAACTTCAACATTATACATAAAGTGAGTTTGATTCGCAAGGAAGTTAGGAGTCCACGTAGGAAGAACTTCAATACTATGAACTTTAATCGCGGATTTAGGCTGGTTACTTGGCTCCGGCTCCGCTCCTCGATATACCTCAACTCCATCATGGGAAATTTGCGGAACGTTGAATTCGCCGCCACCTGCCCATAGCGGTGCTCCATTAATAATCCCATCAAAAGCAAGGTCCGCGCCGCTTATAGTCTGTGTTATGTACTTCATTAAAGTGGAGGGCTTGTTGGGGCGCCTTTATTACCAATATGCTTATGATTTACTAGGCTCTTTGTTGCGACTACTACGTCGCCGGAGTTACCGTTTATGGTAATTTTATTAGCACTAATATCAATTCCTGATTTAGATATCGTAATCGTAGACCCTCCAACCGCTAAAGTTATCGAGGTGTCTGCGTCAATCCGAACCTTACCTTGCAAAGCATCTAAAGTAATATCACCCGTACCAGCATTTGACAGTTCGATATTGCCTTTCGATTCAGAACTGACGGTATGTCCGATAAAACCTTCCTTAGAGATAAGGTCAATATCTTGCTTAGCCTCAGCGATGATGGAGTTATCACCAATCCCCTTTCCGTTACCTTGGCTCGTGATGCGAATAGAATTGTTATTTTCGTCTACGAGCTGTATACACTCCCCGCCAGCGGCAGGGGGTGCGTCACTCATAATTATTCTCTTGTTCTCAGCTGTTTTTAATTTAATTTCGTTAACCAATACGTCAGCACGTTTATCGGTCATAGAAATTAAGTGCCCAGACGGGTGTTTTAAAATGAAAGAATCAGGTAAATCATTTGTTCCATAGTTAGAAGTAGAGTTTGGGCATCCATAAGTAGCCTGTACAATATCAACGGTAGGACCGCTATCGTCATCTTTTACCTCCGTTCGGCTTAACTGTCTTCCATTGGGGTCATGAGGTCCCACGTAATAAGGCTGCGTTTTTAAAGTATCACTTTGTTCTTGTCCCGCAGCGTATAGACATCCCATCCAGAAGTATTTTGTTGGTGGGTCACTAAACGGTACAGACCCCACTAAAACAATAGCCCCAATCCCTGGCAAAGCAAAGAAGCCATAACCAGCTCCCCCTACAGGAGAGACGTAATCACACGCCATTGGTCCGTGAGGAAATGCTGGGGAGTCTACCATTAAGCGACCTGCATGCTCTAAATCTAGACATTGAGTTACTTTACCGAAGGCGAGGAAAGGTACTTTGTTTGCGCTTTGGGACGCTACCTCTTCCTGAATGGGCGTGTATTCTTTTCCGATAGCTTTTACTTCAGCCTTAGCTCCGATATATTCGTTAGGCATTTGGTACCTCCAACCCTCCGGCAAGGTTAACATCTAAATCGGTATCCACACGGTAAAGCCTTAGCTTTGTTTTGTACCCTTCAGAGGAATCGACCGTGTGATTGATTCCTAATATTCTATACCAGCCGCTAAGCCAATGTAGTGTGTTGGTGGAAAGGCGAGCATCATATACCCTAAGCCCCACATACCTTTGAGCAAATTCGACAATAGGGTTATCAAGTTCAGGGATACCTAGTGTTTCCAACTCAACCTCCCAGGCTGTTTGTTGCATAGCTTGTGTAAAGAAGAAGTTAGTGTCCATCATTTTTCGTTGTAGCTCCCGTTGATTATCCTCACCTAACATCATGTAGGTTGTTTGGAAATCTACTCTTCTGGTTAATATAGGGGCTGACCAGGTTTTCTTAGCGCCTTGCACAGCCAAAATACTCTCTTGTTCGTTTGTACCTGCCTGAAATTTCATTTCAGGGAACAGTAACTCAAGGGTGTAAGGGTCGTTAACCAGACACGAAATTATAGTTAAATCTTTGGCGTTTTGGTCTCCCACTCTATCCTTCAAATCAGAGAAATTATAATAAGAAACAAGTTCTGGTAACAAAGCTAAGATGTCCGAATCAATGTATAAGTAAGAGTCTATTTGGTTAGGGCGCCTGTTATATTTATCAAGCAGTGCTTGGCTTTCCGCTAAAGTATAACCGCCTTCTGTGGCTACGTCATCTGGGTGTTCCCGCAATCTATCTATACGGGCTTGAAGCTCTTGTCCTAAGTACCTATTAACAAGTCGTCCCTGTAAGGTTTCTTTGTCAAAATATTCATTTATACTTCCGAAATACCTATTCATGAAGACCGCCTGTGATATACCCAGTAACCATCTATATTCCCCTTCAAATTTTAGGTCCGTAACGATGGAATCTTTGGTAGCGTAATCTAAATATAAAATATTTTCTTTATCTATCCCATCCACTGTGATTTCTGGGAAGGAGTATACGCGGTTAACATTGGAAGCAGTCCAGTTATTTATCGTGTCGTCGGTTGCGACAAACATAATAGTCTTGGACTGCTTCACCATATCCTCTCTGTCCCTCTTACTGAACTCAGGGAGGTATCCATTTGTATCCAAGATAAAATCGTCGCTCTGTTGTTTATTAAGTCTTCCTAAGTCAAGCACATTGATTTGTATCTTTGATGCGGAGCCAACTAAATAGCTATTTAAAGCATTAACCACTTTCTCTAAAGAAATCGTTATGTTGGGGGCATCGCCTTCCGTACCTAAGGACAAATAACCTTGAAGGTCAGCTGGTGGGGTAGCCTTTACCTCTTTTGGTTTAGGGGCTTCGGGAGGAGGAGTTAAATCGCGGAACCTTAACCGGTCTCCCTGTTCCGCAAACAATTGGGTAGGGATGTCGGACAGGTAGTTCCAGGTTTCTACTGTTGGTTCCAAATACAACTTCTGGTTTTCAATTCTCTGCCAATTGTCTAAACTTCCTACTGGGTCAGTCCTATTCGAATTGTAACCAAGTCCGTATGTCCACCTATCAGGAAATACAGCCTTGTTATTCCCATCTACATGTTTTTCCCACTCGGGGCAGTAAGTGGCTCGCCATGATGTAAATTCGTTTTCTTCTCCCATAAGACCTGACTGGCTGAAATCTAAAAGCTGCATGTTTTCCTTATTAATTATTGGGTACTTATCGGGGTGAAAAGCTTTATCTATAGGAGGGGGAAACATCTTGGTTACAGTCTCTCTCCCGAGACAATAGGCAGTATTCGCATTTGCTACATTCGCGGGCACGTAATAAGGCGGAATGCTCTTAGTAGATTCGAGTTCCTCAGGGTCATACTTATTCATCGAGAATTGATAAGGGGTGGGTACCGCGCAAAGTATGGGAGGTAATGAGTGACTGTAAACACTTCCACCTAATGTCTTCTTAGGGAACATTCTAAGCAAATCGGAATAAGAAAAAGTATAGTCTTGTGTCCAAGTATTATAAGATGTCAACTGACCTGGTTGGGCTCCGTGTCTAAAAGGTTCGTTTTGTCTATTCAGCTCAGTATTTACCGGACCTGGCAATAACCAAATAGGAGCACTTCCATTGGCTACAGCAGACTGCTTTTCATCACCGGTCATTGCGCGTAATTCTCTAGGTCCGTCCGACGGAGGGGACTTCTGTACCGTACTTGGGGGGTATATAGCGCCTGACGGGCTAGGTTCGAAAGGGAGTACCTCCTGCCCTTCCGGGAAATTTTCCGTAGTCAATATACTAGCTAAAGCAGCCTCATAATCGGTTGGCATGCCCTCTAACAAGAACGCGGAGTTTATCGAGTTGCCGTTAGGAGAGGTGTTAGGGTTGAAGAGAAAATAGGAAGTTCCTCCTTCGTCGGTATCTAACTCTGAATTCAATACGACAGTTCCGTTAATCTCGAAGAACTTGACAGGGGTGACGGGGGTGAAAATATCTTCTTCGGTCTCAGCATCAAATCCCTGGTACTGAATAACCTCGTCCAACATAACTTCATCAAATGTGACGAGTATTGCATTAGGTATATCGGTAGCTTCTCCATCCCCATATACTTCCCCAAACGTGTACGAGTCTACGGCGTTTCCTGAGCCGTTTATTTCGATATTCGTAACTTTAGCTATAGGTGTTCCCACAATTTCTGGAGCCTCAGTTAAATCTAATATAGGCGGCCAAAAAGTTAATCTTTCACTCGCAGTTGAGGTATGTCCAGCACTTACAAGACCAGGAGGTTTTTCTTTTACATAATCAAATAAATTTATTTCTAAATGCTCATCGGCAGTTATTGTAGCCCGGTCTATATCGTCCTGAGTAGGGACAATGCCTGCATCAATCTGATTCTGCGCTGGTGTCCCGTTGGTGAATACCTCTATATTACCTGATTCATTAGTTTCCCACTGCAAACCTATTTGGTTGAAGAATATTTTAAACGCTTGCAGTTTGTGGGCATCGGTAACACCGTTGGTCTTAGCCCTAGCTTTATCCCACTCGATAATAGTTGCCATAGGGGCGTTTAGCTGCGCCTCAAATTTCCTCTTAGCTTCAGGGTCGCTCTCAAGCCGCTTGTACACAGCTCCCCACTCTTCCCGTTTTTTACTGCTATCGTCGTTACTGTAGTTATAGTTTTGCCCTAGCACCGTACCTTTGGCTGCGTTGGCAGCTCTTCCTCCTTTTTGATAGCTGACGCCTCCACCAAAATCTGCGCCTTTTGAACTATCTTTAAGTGAACCAGGTTCAATGTATCCGGCTACGTTAAGAAGGCTCTGTCGGGCGACGTTAAACTGTGCCTCCGCTTTCTGCTGTGAGTCTTTAGCAATTTGCTTTGCGATACCCGCCACGTTCTCGTCTATCTTGGACCCAAAACTATTATCCGCGTTGAAGGGGTTAAGTAACTCAGAAACAACTACAAGCTCGGGGTAATTGGCTGCAAATGCGCCGAGAACCTCAGCTAACATTTGAGAAACTTCCCTTCCTTCAGGGAACTCAGGGGTTATCCATGGAACAGTCGCAATGTGCTCCCTTTTATTGTAAATGTTAGAGGTTCTGGTAAAGGTAAACAAATCCACCAGCATTAACTCAACAACTTTATCTTTGTTAGCGTTAATTTGATAACGTACATCACTGACCCGGCATTTATGGATTTGGGAAATACCGTTATTTTCCTCGGTCCCGTAACCCCACCTCAAATAAACCGTCGGGACCGTGTTTCGGGAACCCTGTCCAGTAGCAAGATAGTAATCGTCTACTTCACCCGTAACGCTCTCTAGAGTCTCCTGTCTTTTCGCCACGGATGCCCAATCATTTACTACACCATGAGAGGTGGGATATATCTGCTGAAAGAACTGAGCGAACTGGTACTCTAATTCCGTAGTCGGGTTAAGCAACCTCAATTTATACATTTGAGTGTTGGCTCCATACGCGAAATCACACTCAAATCTTTCCATGGAGCTGCGTAAGTTTAGAGGGTCGGACATTCCATAGAAACCCGGCTCTAACGTCGCGCCCGCGGACACGGTTAGCAAGTCGTTTCTATCAAACGACATAAACACCTGCGCTACTTCATTGGCGTTGAAGGCTCGGGTGTCTGTGCTTGCGGGTACCGGGGATGATGCCGGTCGGTCATTAAACGTGGGCATATTAAACTTGTGGAATTATAATCTGGTTCCCTGCGGCTAAGTCTACTTCGTAGTCATAGGCGCTGTTAGCAGCAACTATTAACCACCAGAGAAGTTCGTTTCCATAAGCAGCATAGGCAAGCAAGTCAGGTCTCGCTTCCATAGTCGTAGGTATTATAGCAACTTTTGAATTGGTTGCATCATAAACATTTTGCATAAATTTTTGATATTGAGAAGAACTTCCTATATCTGTTAAAGTTTTTCCTCGATGAGAAACAACTTTACCTGTAAAAATCTGGGCTCTGTCATTATACATAGCCATAATTATTCTCCTCCTCCACCTGGAATAGGAACTGGTTCGGGGTTAGTTCTGAACTGAACATTATCTTTAATTGACTGGTATCCCGTCTCGAAAGGTCCTACAGGTTCTTCGGGAGGATTTTCCATACTACCCAAAGCCATAATAGAATCCCACCCAGGGAGGTCACCAGTAACTGAAGGGTCTCCCCAACGCTGTCCATGGACAGCGCGGAATTCCTCAAGGCTTAAAGATACTTTCATCCTCTGACTAAACAAGGACTTAGGGTCATACCCTGCATCCTCTATAGGCTGAATCCGGTAGTCGGTTACAATACAAGGTACGAAATTATACATAGTACCCCATTTTAACTCAACGATGGGAGGACCTTTGACGGGCATAGACCTAGTTCCTATTACAGAACTACGAATATGATTAAGAGCATACTGTAACAAGCCAAATATTTCCTGGTATCCTTTGGTAACAAACATCGTGTATACCAAACCCACATTAAACTGTGCATCCACTTTCCCGGGAATAGGACCGTAAGGACCTTCCGACCCGTCCGCCGCTCTCTCATGCATCTGCTTAATAGCCTCTTCCATAGCATTGTAATTACCATGGGAGTTATTGGCAAGTCCAACGTCCTTGGAAACCACATCCCGCACATACTTCTTAATACTTGTCATTTCGTACTGAGCGAAGTCCCGTTCCTCCCCTGTAAACATTTGAAGAAGGAGACTAGTAGGACACATCATAGCCATGTGATAGATGCTGTAATGAACATCGACTTTAAACTTACGAGCCTCGCTTCCGGTGTATAGCCGTACAGGCTCATTACGGAGAAAGACGTCAGTAGCAGCGTATTTTGCGCGTCTACTTTCGACAATCAAGGGGTTTTCATAAAAGGGAAGCCATCTTACTGCAGGGCTTTTGCTGTGTTGGTCAGGTATATCAAAGAAGTTTCCTGCACCCGCTACACCATAAGCATAATTAAACCTAAGCCCACCACGACTCTCAATAGCTTGGTTTACCTGAAACTTTCGGGTAGGACCAAGTTGGTCGTTAAGCTTAGAAATGTTCTTCGTACCTACATTGGTTAAAGTACCCCGTTCGTTTTCGTTAGTTAAATTAAAAAATACCATAATAAATTACCCTCCNGGTTTTAGAATACCGATAGGTTTGTTGAGTACCGAGTTATNAAGAGTTCCTCGAGCCATGTCATTGCCGTCTTCGGCGAGTTCTACTAACCTGTTAAGACCTAGAATGTTACGACTCATCTCCGCGGTCAAGGCGTAGAGAGGGGACTCTGAAGGGTTTTTGGAAAGACCTCCTTTCATTATCCCTAATTGCTCCTCTTGAATCTTAATTGATTCTTGTCTTTGTGCTTTAGCATCGTCACGGTCCATTTTAAAGTCTGACATAAAGGAATCAGACAGCCCAGCAGACAGTCCGGCAAGCGACGCTATCCCAGAGCTTGCGTCTTTTTTAGGTTGAGACATAAGCCAGTTGCCCAACATAGCAACTGCGGTAATGCCAGCTCCAACTAACGTCAGTCTCCCAAGCATGGACGCCAACATCCTCCCACTGAATATTCTTTGAGCGGCTACGCCACCTGCTACGGTTGCACCGAATGAAGAAAAGAGTGCTCCTCCTGCCTTAGCACCAGCGCCCTGTAAGAACATCCCCCCACCTTTTATCCACATAGCTATACCAGCTACCACACTAGCCAATCCTTTAATGGCAGCCAGGGTCTTACCTCCAAAACCAACCATCAAACCTACGCTTGTCGCTACTACGGCTATCATGGGTATAATTTTCCCAAAGTCGTGTATCATATTAGCAATCCCTACTACCGCTTTCATGGCGAACTCTTGGACCGAGAAAAGAGCGTTTTGCCATGATTGCTCGAATGACATACGACTTACATTCGCTGTAGCTTCTTTCAACTGGCTATCCGTCAGCTTCTTAATATTAATATTTCGCATTCTACTAAGAACCACATCTTCCCTGCTGATAATATTAAATTGCTCCAACCCTGCGAATACGTGTTGGGCTCCCGCGCCCGCGGTAGGAGCCAAGTCTCTAACTCTCCCTAGAGCAGCCACGGTCATTTGGGCTATTTCCATTGGGCTCATACCCACTCCTGCCGTAACGCCAAGACGTCCTGCTTTCATAAAGGCTTCAGGTCCAGCCATAATACTGGTCATAAAGTCAGTTATCATTTTCTGTCCTTCGTTGGTGCTTTGCCCTAACATAGCAGCGGCTATCTGCATATTCTTTGCGGTCGTGGGACCTAATTCCGCCGCAACATTGGTAGTAGCTTGACGCATACTGTTAACAGCCTGTACAAGACCATCTACAGAAGTACCCATTCTCATAGCGGAGGAGACCATCTGCTCTGCGAACGTTCGGTTCCCGTCTATAGATGTCCCAAGAACCTCGGTATTGAATCGAACGTTTTGAAGAAGACCTTTTGTTTGTATTCCTAATACTTTTAACTGTCCAGTCATTAGCAAAACGTCTTTACCAAATCTGGTCATACCCATACTAACAACATCTCCGAACGCAGCGACTGCCTGAGTCATGCTAACGTTATTTGCTCGGAATGTCCTTAGTGTATCACCGTAGTTTTGGCGTGTAAGCTGCCCTGCTTGGGCTAGGGACTTAACAAGCTGGTCGTTCGACGACCTAACATTACCCAACATTCCATGCAAGCTGAACATACCCCTAATAACACCACCTAATCTCAAGGTATTGAGGTTCTGGGTTTTGTTTAGGTCTATGTTACCCTGAAGGAGCTTCTTTCTCTCCTTTCCATCTTTGTCTCTAGATGAAACTTGCTTCTTTACGGCATCATCCAACTTATCACTGTTGTCTTTAACAGATTGGGTAAGTTCTTGTATCGCGTCTAGGAGTTCCTGACGGTCTTGTTCTGGGTTTGATGCCATAAATTATAAAAACACGGGTGTGCCTACCTTATGTAGGGCACGAACCTTTCTTACGTTATACGTCCTGACACAGCAGTTTGGGTCTTGAGGAGCAAATGCTTTTATATCTGAAAAGGACACAGACCCGACAGGTAACTCTCCGAATTCCTGAATGATTTGGTTCCTTGAGTCAGCGCTCATTGTCTTCAAATTCACCCCGGTGAAATATCTACCTCCATTTTTTGACGTCCATTTTTGGGAAATCATTATAATGAAAGGATTGGGGTCACGAGCATCTTTTGCTCGGTAGTGAAAAGCGAATAAACACCCTGTTTTAAGGGAATCTAGCTTGCGGGTGGTACCCAAAAAATAAGAATTTAATTTTTTTGCCATAATTGTCGTCAGAATTGGAATGGATTCTACTATATTATATATAAAATATAATCTATGGAAGACCAAATAATCTTAAACGAGTTTCTTGAACAAGTAAACTACTGTTTATCTTTAAAGTTTAAAGAAAAATGGAGATACAGATTTAGTACACACTTTATAAGTATCTTTCAGGATAAAGTCCTAAACTCATTAAATACTCAAAGACCTTTAAAAATGTCTTCGTTAACCTCTGTGTATATAAAGAAACATAAATATTCACCTACTGAAGTTAGAGAATTCTTCAGAATGATAGCTATCGAGGATTATTACCCTCTAGTTTATGAGGACAAGAAGTATATGGAACAAAAGCCTATTTTGTTTAAGGATTAAACCCCAAACTTCTTTCTAGGCTTCTTGTTCTTAAGTGCCTCGTTATACTCAGCTAAGTGAGTCGTAGGGTTTTGCTTGGGGCACATATCCTTGTATCCGCACCAGTCACAGAACTGGTTTACTTGCGGAAAGAAATCATTCTTTTTTTTCTTCCTAATCTCCCAAATTTGCTGTGTCAGCTTCTTCATGTACATTAATACATGAGGCTCAGAAAATTTAAGGTGTACGAACTTGTTTAAGTGTGGGTAATAATGTCCCAACGTGATTGAAGAGATAGGGACTGTGTATAAGACTGAAATAGCATAAGCATATAACAACATTTGTGGGTCTTTTATCAGGTCACGTTTTGTAGACGGTCTTTTACTTGTTTTATAATCTATTACAAGGTAGCCTCCGTCTGTACCCTTCACTACACGGTCAATAATGCCGTTTACGGCGTAGCCCTGTTTAAGTTCTACCGAGAACATCTGCTCCGTTGAGACTTGTTCGCATCCAGAAAGAGAGTTATTAAACTCAAAGAAGTTGTCTATACACTTCTCAATTTTAAGTTCACGTTCTTTATCGAAAGTGTAGTTGGGGCGTAAGGTGTCTGCAATCTCGTTTAGCTCCTCCGTAGACGTACTGCCTACTCCATCTTCAAAAATCTTGTGGATGTAGGAACCGAATTGTAAGGCATCTGTATTGGTAGACTTCTCTGGCAGGTAGTCGACATATTTAAATTTGTACTTGAGCTTACATTCATCGTACACTTTAATCTTACTTGGGGATACTTTATTTATAAACATAATGTTAGTCTTTATTAGTTATTATAGAGATTTTTTCTTGGTAATAGCGTCGTTTTTTAGGGTCCTGCGCCTCTATTATATAGCTGATGTTTGTTCCAGCTTCTATTATCAAGACCTACCTCTCTGAGCACTTCCCAGATTCTCAGCAAGCGGGTAGGGAATTCCGAATTAACTCGATTTTTACCGATGACACAAAACAGAAGTTGTACGTTAATCTCGATACGGGGCTATGGACTGACTTCAAATCTGGTGAGAAGGGAAATCTTATTCACCTTGTATCTCATATCGAAAATGTCCCTTACATTTCCGCTCAGAACTTCATGAAAAGGAAGGCTTTCGATGCAGGCGCAGATTTGTTCGATGTCTCTACTTTGAACGTAGAGAATACAGCGATTGAGGTTACTCGTACGATTGATGGAGATAGTAAAGAGTGGTTAGAGGTTAATCCTAAATCCGATATCAATTCACCGAGTAATCTCAAGCGCATTGCATCTAAGTTTGCTATCGAGCGGAAGCTTTCGTCTTTTAAATTTTATGTAGGACAGACGGGAAGATATTTTCAACGTATTATTATTCCGTATTTTACGGATGAAGGAACACCTTTTTATTTTCAAGCCCGAACTCTCGTTAACCGTGACCCTAAGTACTTAAACCCAAGTAAGGGTCTTTACGGAATCAAGACCTCAGAGATTTTATACCCCTACGATAAATCCAAGGAGTATGTTATTGTAACGGAGGGTCCTTTAGATGCTATGTCTTTACGTTCTGCTGGGTTTAATGCTACGTGTACGCAAGGCTGTAAGATGTCTACAATCCAAGCTAAGGAGCTTAAGGGTAAAAGGGTAATCCTCGCCTATGATAACGACGAAAGTGGCAGAGAAGGCTTCTACGAGGCTCGTAAGAGAATGCTCGCTCAACGGACTACAAATATCTACTCGTTAGTTCCTCCTAAGGAGCATAAAGACTGGAACGACTTCTGGGTAGCCTCTAATCGAAAGGACTTCGAGACATATGTGTACTCCAATATCTTCAAAGCGGACTGGGAGCTAGATGCTACCTCACTATTAACTTAAACCTAGGACTTATAATGGTTTCGTCAAGAACTTGGTACCTTACTTGTATTTCATAGACCCCTGTCGGACCTCCTAAAGTATCCCCCACAACAGGGTCATTAAAGAAAGGTGTGATATTTGTTGTATCGAACTGCCAGCTTATAGTTCCATTACCATTTAGTCGGACGCCATTCGAAATAAACCCTCCTACATCGTCGAAGCCAGTTATTTGCACACGGCTGGTAAGACCCGGAGTCTCGTTTAACTTAACGACGTTTATTTCAGGAGATTGTATTAAAGCCCCGGTCTCCATAAGGTTACGTAAGCTGGCTTTGATTGTGTCATTATCAACAACTAATTCAGTTTTTATTTCAAGATTCTTCTTACTTCCAACATTAACATATCGCTGAATAAGTTTGTTGTTGGTGGTTACAGCTAAGGGTCCTGTAGAAGCGAAAACGTTTGCTGTAGTTAAACCAAATACATTCGCATAAACCTGAGCTGCCGAACCTTCTGCGTCTACAATGGTCCATATGTCTATGTAACCCCCGGTTCCCGAAGCTGAATTAGCGAATGGGGGACCAGTATTAAAGGCTGTAGCAGATGGACTCCAGAACTCGGTTCCTGTTTGTAGTATAACGGAGAAGTTTCCTGGTCCGTTTTTGAAAATACCACTTGCCGTATTAGGGAGGGTCGCATTATAAGACCCCGCTGCCGGCATTGCTGATATGTTAGCGTCGAAACCTATAACTTGGTTTGCTGGTACGGAGTCCGGGTCTGTCTTCTGGTTATGGAAAACCATTCTTTCAGAACCTGTAGAACTTACTAATCCATAATCAGTCGAACCTGCTACGAGGTCTAGGTACGCATCTGGTGACCCAAACTGTGTATTAGGGAAAATGTGTACGGAGCAAACCTGAAAAGGGTCGATATAAGACCCATCCTTTACGAATAGGAAATCTAATTTTGCAGGGCTAATAGGGGACGGTCTATTGTCCCGTTGAATTACGGTATATCCATTGAAAGTAGTCATCTCTTACTTATTTAGATGACTTCGAAGCATTTAATTGTTCTTTCTCTCTTTGGTTTTCTTCGACAAGTAAGTCCATAAATTCAGCCCGCTCTCGTTTCGTTAAAATAAGGACATCGTGAAAAGAAAATTTAGCGTGTTTTACTAAGTAGTAAGCTTCTTGCGCTAGACCCTCGCTAATAGCGTCTAGCTCACTGAGAAAAAACTTTCGTTGAATGGAATCTGGGTTTCATTGACCTCCCCACATCCCGCGCACTCGTAAGACATGTCGCTTTTCATCCCGTACCCACCTTTAACCAGCTGTTCACGGAAATAAACAACGTCTTTTACTGTAGTGGACTTTAAAAATTCCTTTTTAATTCTTTCATCCTTGTACTGTCCAATAGAAATCATAAATCTCCAGAGATTATCTGTTAAAAGTTCCATATTTTCCAAGAATTTCTCGTCATTACAACGCGGGGTTACGTAAACTAGGGTTTGTTTGCTGTCTGGAAGTTTGATTGCGATTGGTTCTTTGTAATCGTCCTTTGCATACTCTACCGGAACCTGCGAAATATTTAAAGTTAGGCTGTTTTTGCTGTTGCATGTAGGACATTCTGCCGCAATCGTGTATTCATCTCCATAGGAAATCTCTCTCAACTTAAACAGGATATAGTTTTTGTCAGACATAGTCATGCTATCGTAATCTAAACCCATCACACATGATTGAAAAAGGCTTTTGATTATTTTGGAACCCTGATTTGCATGCTTAATACTTCTTAGTTTACGTTCCTCCGCAAAAGTGAACGGTTTAAGTTGTACAAAACCATCTGATTCCACGTAAGCCTTACCTCTGGAAGGAAGCTCTAAAGGTCTCCACTCGTCGTTAACGGACATATCTCCCAGCAAATCTCCCATCGCATCCTTTACAGTCCCGTCAAACACTTCGGACGCTACGGGGATATCTGCGCTAGAAGGTTCTGGTGTAGGTGCTGGTTGAATACCAGCTACTCGTTCAGGGGAGGTTGCTGGCTGCTCAGGAATATCTACCCCCTGTTCAGGGTTAGCGCCTTGTGAGTCCATATGCTCTCTAGCCATTTCGATAAGGGATTTTTCTTTTTGTTGTTCTGACATAATTATGTAAAGTTATTTTAACTTTAATACTATTATAGTATTATGTTGAAAATTATTGTTAATAATAATTCATCTATTTTAAAAACGGATAATAA